TATTGATGCAGAGAGTCCTGCTTTCGTTAACGGCATTACTCACCACCCCTCTCGGTGAACCAGAGTTGAGAGACAATATTTGTAGGCGCGTCTGTTACATATATTCGTTGTATCTCGGTCACAGCAGCTTCGATCGCCTGAAGAGCTGAATCTCTCGAAGTGTGCTTAGCAACAAAGCTTGGATTAGGTGCTGTTGGTCCTCCTGGCGCGCCTGAAAAAAGGATGTCGCCAGTCTGTATTTCGCTACTCAGCTTCCGTATTTCGTTCGTGATTTTATTAATCTCAGCGTGCAGCTCGGTGAACATTGACTTGAGCACATTGCCAAGGACAAGTGGCTCGGTCGGCGGTGCATCGACATTATTTTTTGAGAGCAGACCTTTTGTGTTGCTGAAAATCTCCATGGTTTTTCCCGGCCGTGATCCTACCAGTGTGTGGCCTTCCTTTGTCTGCTGCGGGATCAAATCCTCCGTACTGCTAAGATATGCGATGACGAAGACATCGTCCGGACTTGAAAAAGCGAGGAGAACAAGATCATCAGGATTGGGGAGAACAAAAAATCCTCCGCCGGCATTGGCATGCGGAAAGCTGACACGCGCCACGACTTGATACTCGTCAGGGAATACGGAGATGAGAGCCCGCGCGACAGAATAGTCTTCAAGAAGCTCTACCTTCAGCACTTTGCCAATTGCAATGGACACCTTCTCGTCAACAAGAAGAGCTTTTAAACCTTCAAGATCAATTCTTTTCATGATTCCACCTGAATTCGATTGATGAACGTGACCTGCAGGCTCCATCCTTTTTCAGCGGCAAACTCCATCTCCACATCCCGCACATAAAATGGTGTCGAGAATCTTCCAAAATTTTCAGCCAGCGCGACAGCGGCAGCACTCGGATAGTTCCGGGACATGAGATAGGCAGCACGCTCCTCCTTTGTTGATACGCGAGTCATTTCCTTCATGTCCATCGGGCTCACTTCAATAGCTACCGCTGCTCCATTTCTTATCTTCGTCAGGTCAATTATGTTGCGGTAGTTGTCAAATGACTGCATTTCATACGTTCTAAAGCGGCCTTCAATCTGCTGCCGAGAGAGTTCCTCAAAAATCCTCTCGCCGCTGGCAATAAGCGCATTTTCATCCGTAATGCCGGAAAGTGAGAAGCTCATAAAGGGGGCCTTCTCGACTTCCTTATCTTCTACTTTTGCGCCTTTTTTGTTCTGCCTGACAACCTCAATGTCCTTGCCTTTGATATCAAGGTTCTTCGCCTGCCGCGGAATATCAATGACTTTTACGTCCTTACCGATGATCGATCTCACCCTGACATTAAATCCCTTCATCCGGCCAATCTTGCGCTCAAATGACAAAGATTTGATGTTGTGGCCATAAAAGAAGTTCACAGCTTCTTTGGGATTAGTCAGAACGCGGGGTGATGTGATGACCAGTTTGTCGAGTTCAATAAAAATGATAAGCGCCGCTTTATTCGCGATATCCTGTATGACATCCCAGTATGTTTCGTTTTTATTTGCATTCCTTGTGCCAGACATCTCTCCAAGGTCCGAATATACCTTCGAGAGAATCGGTAGCGCCGCACCCGTGCGATTCTCTATTATAATATCACCCGTTGTTTTGAGTGGTGAGACCATTTCTTTTAGCACCTGATCCACGGGTTTCGCGAGGCTTAGAGCTTTTCCAGTCCACTTTATGTCGACATAGAGAGACGTGAAGTCTCGGCCGCTCAGCTTGATTGTTTTTGTGTCTTCATCGAGATCAATTTCTTCTGTATCAACAAAGCCCATTAGTACCGTGTTGTGATCGGGTCCTGTTTCCGGCGCTCGAGGCTTCAGTCTGATTGGCTTCCCGCTATTATCGACCAGTGAGCCCATGTTCTCGATGTGAATGGACACTTGAATAGCGCGGATGACACGCGGATCGAAGGGAAAAATCCGGTAGTCAAACGAGATGTCGAACTCATCTGCTTCTTTGTAATTGTTCAATCGCACATTGGCAGTTTGAGGCAGCAGTTCAAGCGTGTATGTCTGTTGAAGTTCCGGCGATTTGCTGCCGAAATCTTCCCACACAATTCTAAGAACAACCGCGCATTGCGGATAAGTGACAGTCAAAGTTTTGGCACCTCAAGCACCGTACCGGCGATGAGAAGGGTACTGGAGAGTTTATTGTGATCATGGATCCTCTTCCACTCGTCCGCGTTATTGTAGTAACGCATCGCCAGCTTCGCGAGTGTGTCGCCCTCCTGAACTCTGTGCCTTGCAATCGGAATTGTTCGTGCAATGGCTTTGAGCTGAGCAGACAGACGTGCAAGCAGGGTTTCCATACTTGGCGTAGTCCTGATGTCAGCAACCTGGGTTATTGATGATGTGCGAGAGAGGAAATCGTTGGCACGGGGCTGTGGAGCTGCAACAAGCACAGGTCTTGAGGGCTTGTGCTGAATGTCTCTGATGCTCTTGTTGACTGCATCCGCCCATTTTTGCCGCTCGCGCAAAGAAAACACCGAGGACATACTTCCGGCATTCACCTGCAGATTTCCCAGACGCCTCTTAAACCGCGCAATCTGAGAACGAAGACTGGTTATAAGAAGAATGCAGCGTTGAATTTGTGCAATGGTGCGCTCGGCAAGCGATAGAACGCCGTCTATGTATTTTGTTACGGTAGCGACCTTCGATGCAAGGGCTGCAACCGCCCCTTGAATCTCTGAAAATATGTCATTTGGAAATGGAAGTTTAGGAATGGTCGAGATATCACTCGCTGCAACAGCAAGCTTTAAAGCAAGGTCAAGAGGCACTTCCCGCAGAGTGTCCGCAAAGAAATTGAGCTTGGGCTTATCCTTCCCGATAATGGCGAAGGTCAGTTTCCATTCGATATCACCCAGAGTTTTCATTTGAAACTCTGTCTCTTCAATATAGCCGTACCTCTCCCACTCACCGAGGCGGAGGTAAATCAGATTCCCGCGCTTTCTGAGCGCATCAAAGTATTCCTGAAGGCGGTATGAGATCCCGTAAACGTCGCGATTGTTGATGTCCGCGTCGGTTTTTAACTTGTTACGCGAGTCATGCCATCTGCCTTCAAGAGTAATGTTTCCTTCCTGAGACCCAAGGATCTGCATGGATGGCTCGGGATTGCCGGGGTAATATTCCTTTGTGATGCGCTGAGTGCCACCAAACGTAAATGGCTGTCTCGGCATCCGAGTGCCCTTTAAAAAAATGGCTGCATTTCCGCCAGTCGCTTTGGAATTAAAGCTTTCCACATTTTGCACTTCTGTGATTTGCAGACCATCCCCGAAGTCTTCACCCCGGTAGGGTATAACTGCAGAGGTTCGCATCGGTGCGAGGAAGTTCGACAATGTATTTTCAAGAAGTCCGAGTCCAAGCATCCGTGTTACCTCCCGTTACCGTTACCTGAAGAATCCAGCATTCATCGATTGGCCTTTTGCCTGCCTCGGATTCTCAGCGACTTCCATCAGTGTTTTAACAAGTGAATTGGCAATTCTGTCCGGCTCCATCTGTTCCCTGAATTCATTCCTTATCTCTACTTTGCCAATGGTCGTTCCAGCGTTGCTGACATCCCGTTTTCCCGTGACTTTCGAAGCGTAAACGTCATTGTACTGGTCGTAAGTGCTCTTCATCCCGTTCTTAAACTCCTGCCATCCCCCATCAAACACCTGATTCCAATTTGTATCCGCGCCGATGGTCTTCATGCTCTGGCCGCCTTCCTTGAAGACCCTTCCAGGCTGAGCGACAGCAATTTTTGCGAGCTCGTCCTGGAGTGCTTGACCAGCTGAAGCGAATGCCGTTTTAAAATTACCTTCAAGAAGTTCTTCAAAAAGCTTCTCTATCATCATGCCAAAGCCAGTGAGGGAATTTTCAACAACGCCGTACAGGTTGAGGAAGAATGTCATGAAGACATCAGTGAAGTGTTTTGTATTGAACAGCACGTTATTTAGCATTGTGCCGATTTCGTTAAACATATTTCCAAAGACATGAATCACAAAGAAGCTAAGGCCCCGGAAACCGGAAAGCATGTCAACCAGGCGGTCCCTGAAAACCTCGAGTGCCCAGGTAAGACCGCTCAGAAGCATACTGATTGGCCCCAGCCACATCTCATAGCTGAAGACTGGCGCTAAAAATCCCGCAATGTCATTCATAAAATCATCAAAGGGTTTGATCGCTTGAAGAAAGGCTTCACTGACCTTCGCGATGCTCTCAGCCACTTTATTTGCAGGATTCACGATAGCCTTAGCATCCATCACTTTTCCAAACCCCGATGCACGGCTCAGTATCTGCATGATTGTCGTAAAGATGGCCAGCGGTATGAGAAAAAGCTTCGAAATGTAAAAGAGTGCTTTACCAATAAAGGTAACAATTGGAATGAAATTCGAGATAAATGATTTGAAGGCCGTTATTATCCCGGAGAAAACCGCTCCCATGATTCCGCCTGTGGAGATTTTAGCCGCAACCGTCGCTGTACCTTTGGCCATACTCGCTGAGGCTGCAGCGATAAACGGAGTGGCCACACCGAGCCCCAGTTTGGTCATCATTGCGCTTAGAGCTGCACTCGCTTTCATGATGATTGCCGGAAATTTACCAAGCACGAGGCCCAGAAATCCCATATGGGCGATGACTTCGACAATTGGCAGGGCCTTACTAATAAACATCAGATCGCCCTTGAGCGCCCGGAGCTGAGTCAGTGTTGCAAAGACCCGCTCGGGATTCGCTAGAAGACTGTCGACGAGCAGAGCAAATCTCTCGACAACAGGCCGAACATGACTGTCTATTGCGGATGTCAAAATCTGCATCGCCTTAACGAGCCTGGGGACCAGGACTTCACCGAGGGGCTGGAGAACGCCCCGAATTCCAAAGATCCGATTTCTGAAGACAAGCATCATGTTTGAGAGGAGTTTAGCGTTACCAGCTACAACATCTGCGTCATCGCCGAACTGCGTTAGCGCCTGCGTCAACATTTTGACACGTTCCGGTGCTGGGAGACTGTTAAAAAGCTTCGACAGCGGGGTGGTACTGGTCGCTTTTGGAAAGGCACGCCCATCTGACATCCTCTCACCTGGCTTGCCCGGTCCTCCTGTTCTCAGCGTTTGAAAAACTTTAGTTTCCGCTGCCAGTCTTCTAAAAACCGTGTCGTTCATGCTCGCCGAGCCTTCGATGGCCCGCAGAAGGTCATTCTGGACAAGATTTGGGTCAACTCCAAGCACTGGCGCGCTCTTCAAAAGACCACGGCTCATCTCCTGGGCTGTATTCATGTTCACTCCAGCGAGCCCTTTGGGTATCAGCTGTGCGGACATGAGTTTAGTCATTGAGATAAAAGCTCTCTCATCAATGGAGAACTCCGCTGCTTTGTCTGCCATTTCGCCCAAAAGCTGCTTCGAATAAACCATTCTGTCATTAAATGTGTCTATCGGGCCTGTGAGCTTGTCCATGTTGCCCGAGATGATGTTAGAGAACTGCAGCGTCTGCGCGTTCAGGTTTTCGACTGATGCAACAGCGCCCGCAAAAATACCCACCAGCGAAAAATTGATGCCGAGGCTCGAGATGAGAAAACGGGGAATGGCTTCAAGCTTATGGAGAATGGAATCTGCCATGTCCGAGACTTTACCGAGTGAATTTTGCAGCATGTCACTCGATGCAATAGCTCCGGTGATGTCAAAACTGAATTCCGCCAGAACCTTGTAAGCTATTGACCCTGCCATTATTCAACTCCCATGCCCATTTTCGGACTGTATTATCTCCTGCAATGAGGAGCATACCTGGTGAAACTCCCTCGGCGTGAGGTCGAGTATCTCATCAACAGTATAACTAGTGTACCGCTTGATCCACGTCATTGTCCGCCAAAAATCTGCTCCACTTTCGCTGGACTCCCCGTCTCGTTTCCCGATAGTTTGGCAACCACCTGGCCAAGCTGGATGATCTCGTTGAGCGCGAGAAGATCATCGAGATCTACAAGGTCGGGTTTCTTAATCTCGACATCATCAATCTTGAAGAGCAGCATTTTCAAAAGTTCTTCCTGAAAAGCAAGCTGGTTCTGCACACCGCCGGCCAGAGTCTCAGCATGCCGCATGTGTCTGAATCTTGGATTGCGGATGAGGACAACTCGTCCTGATGAAAGTGTAACTTTGTGGACTGCTTCCATGTAACAAAGAACTCCTGTTGAAAATTAAAGCGCCTGTCTGCCAGCTGCTTGAAAATCAAGTCGTCTGGTTATTTTTTCGCCCATGCCACGCTGAGCGCGGGACAATTTGAACTGACAGTCAAAATAGACATAACTCTTGTTCGTTCCGTTCGCATAGTTATCTGTAACTACGAAGGTATAATCGTGAACGCCAACACCATTCAGGTTGTTGTTAATAAGAGCATCAATAAATACCTCGGCTTTAGCGTCCTTAACTTCCATATCAATTGAGCCAGACCAGCCTTCGATCATCTGGTCGCCCTCGCCTATGTTATTTCCAACATAGAACGTCCGCGAGAAACTCGAATCCATATTTATATCAACACTCGTAACGGCCACTATATCGACCAGTGCGCCATTTTCGTAAATTCTGAAACTACCCTGATGCCCGCGAATGCTTGGTGCTGCCATTTTACTTACCCCTTATCCTTCAGTGATGGACACGGAAGTTCCAATTTCTGCCTTTAGAATGATATAACGCATGCTCGAGAAGATCCGCTGCCGCCAAATGACGTAGAAGAATCCTTCAGCAATGGATTCATCACTATTTAAAGAATCGACATCAACAAGTGTGACTTTTCCCTTTTTGATATCCACATCCCTAGGCAAAAGCTTCTCATCCTGGCGGCCCTTCACATAAGCGAGAATCGCAGCCTTGACAGCTTTTCTGTTTTCGTCCGAGTTCACGGTGTTCTGATAGTTTTTCATGAATCGCGCAGCTGAATTTGTGAGAAGGTCGGTCATTCGTCTGCGTAAAATAGGTATTTTTGCGGTGCTGAGTACCTGTGTGGTGACTCCATTCCTGATTTTGTACCCAATGTCTGCATCATATTCAAAACATGAAACACCAGCTCTGTTGAGAGCGATAAAATCCGCTCTTGCCAAAGTTCTCTTAAGCCCAGTGATGCCAGCGAGAAATTGAGAATTCTCTACATAAGCTGGATCCACCTGAGGCGGACACTGACTTAAAAGCGAAGCATAAAAGTGCGCAGGGCTTACAAACTGATTGGTGCCATTTATAACGCTCTGCACCCACGGGTATGCATAAATAATGCGCCCGTCCGAGTCTCTGTAGCCGCCTGCAGCTGTTACTGCTTCCGCTGTGGACTCTGCTTCCGGCCCAGCCAGTATAACCATTCGATCCTGAGTTAATGCCGCGTGGTTTTTGAGGTATGTATTTCTAGCAGGTGTGTATACATCGAGAAACACGATATTAGCAGCTGCGTCAAACTCTATGCGACTTAAAGCGGCTTCGTAGTCAGTATCTCCAGGCGTTCCATCCGAGCCGTTCTCAAGTAGAACGCCCGCGCCGGATACTGGGTTGGCTGTTACGGCCAGAACCTCCGCTGTAATAAGCTTAGAGCCAGCAAAAATACCCGCAGCATTTGCTGCAGCCGCGCTTGCATAGTCCGGCAAGTTGATATTGTCATACGATTCAGGCTGAATGACTGTGTTCGAATCCGTGTCTTCAATAAAGTAACGCCTTCCTTCAACTGTCCCTGCCGAAACAGTTATGCGGATCAAGTTGCCGTAGACGCCTTTGTGGAGTGATCGGAATGTAATGATCTCAACAGGAGTTGCATCACTCAGTATTCGGGTTGAGACTGCTGAAGAAGTTGGCTCGACGCGAACAATTTTTAAACTTCCAAATTTTTTATTCTGCAGTGCCTGGATGCCGGAATACGCAATAGAGTTGCCATACTCTGCGTAAAGCTCACCAATGCTGCCCACAGCCTTTGCCAGGTGGCCACCGCGCGGAAAAAGGCCCACAAGTGCAACTACGTTGGTTGAAAGACCCTGCATGCCGCTGGGAGGTGATGTTTCATCAATCACTATGCCGTCAATTTCGGCAAACTCAGTAGGGTTATTTGTCCGATAAATCGCCATTTTTTAAAACTCCTCGGAATAGTTTGCCGTGGGTTCAGCAGTCAATATGACCTGGCCTATAATATACTCACTCTTCTCAAAAATTGCGTTACACAATACATCTACAGATATAATAGTCCGCCATTCCTGCCGTTGAGAAGATTCTGCATTGTCTGGAATCTCATATCCAGTCGCAGAATATGATGCCCATTCTTGGTGGTAATTGTTCAGCTGAATTCTTATACCCATGATCGTTGGATCTGGATTCAAAACACGCAGAACTTTTTCAAAAATCATGGATCTCTGCGGCTTGTTTTGCGCCCAGAGATCAAGCTGGAGTCTCAATTCAAACTGCCCGCCAATGTATTTTACGTCACTCTGATTATCTTCAATCGGACCCATCGAAGCCTGATAGCCCATACCGATCGCGAGACGAATTGATCCTGCTGTGGTGACTGTGAGGCTTGGATATTTGAGTGTGAGATTGGGGCTCGGCCATTCTGGAATAACCTGCTCAAGCTCAGGGACAGCCTGAGCGAGAAACTGAGCCAGACTTGAAGTCACGGCTCTTTGAAATTGCTGATCGCTCATAGTCTGAGCCTCCGGACAATATTATCGAGCACAATATCAACGCCCTTCTGCATAATGTGTCGTGGTGCCATGCCATGAAGCTCAATCTTCTTCTGCACTCCGACCGCGAGTCTCCAGACTTCCGGCGAATATTCGGGTGGTTGAGAAGGATCCTGAAGAACGCGCTTTGCCCAGGCCAGCAATGGCGCAATCGGAGGTCTGAATTTTCTCGCGCCAAGTTCAATCACAGGGGCGTGTGGGGCTGAATTTCCGATCGTGATGGCATTCTCTGAGATCTCATAACTCCAGCTTTGCGCGTAGAGTCCTGTATCGACTGGAGAGATTCGGACAATCTCTGGCAACGCTTCGAGGATAGAGTCAAGAACAATGAATCGCTGCTCTTCAATTGCTCTTTTTGTCAGTTCGGGAAGCTCAGACTTTGCAAAATCCTTCAGTGAGATGCGTTTTGTTACCACCAGCCGTCACCTCAATTCAATTATGCGAGACTTTACGAATATGCACTTCCCACGTTATGTAGCTCTCGCGCACATTGACAGCTAAATAGAGTTTCTCTCCAACAGCGTAATATTTCTCTACGTTATTCTGACTGGATTTTCTCGCAACAAGATCCTCAGAAGAATAACTCTGCTTCGATACTTGTTTGAGAATGAGATCGCCCTGCTGATAAACTCCGCCCTGCATTGCTGAGAGCTCATGTGCAATGGAGACAATAGCAGGAGAAGGATTCAGCTGCTCCCTTAACTCAACCATGGTTCCGTCCCCTATCACAGATCCTGACCATGTTCTGGTGACAAAAAAGACAGGTTGAATGACCGCGCCAAGCTCATCACGAATTCCGAGAATTTGATTTGTGATGCCAAGGAGGTCATCAATTAGTCCCATAGTAACCTCCACTGGCATTAAATGATTATGTTTACACCGCTGCCTAAGTACGGAATTGAGAGAAAACTCGACAGCTCTTTTAGCAACCTGCGATGTTCTTTACCGAGCGATGGATGCTCATCCGTGTTGAGTTCGATGTCCCCAACTCTTTTGACGAGCATTCGGCCTGAGGATCCGTCGAGCTTCTGCCGCACACTATCAATTCGACTTATCAGCTCAATCACCATCACTTCAGCTGTCGGTGTCAGAGTCGTCAGTCTCGCTACCAGTAGCCGCGTGAAGTCCGTACTCCCCGGCATTATTGAGGTCACCGGATAGCCCAGCCATACTACTATTTTTGTTTTTTGCTCCTCGGTTAGCGCCACTTGACTTTCCCTTCGATGGAGGAGTCTGAACTGGAGTCTGAACTGGAATATTTCCCAGATTTTTGGCGTCCAGTGCCTTCCTGGCCCTTCGCCTTGCCATCATACAAAAAACCCCTCAACCTGAAGGAAGGCATTTGTAGTCGTGCCGGTTCCGCCTATAACAACTTGAATGTTGAGGTGAGTATCGCCAAGAATTACCGGATCAAGAATACGGAATGCTCTGCTTACATCCGCTACAACAGCGCCATCTGTGGCTGTGGCATATTCAGCTACAGTCACACTGCCGCGACGAACGCGGACGGTCACAAAGTTGACTGCATCCAACGCTATGCCTGCTGTGTCAACAATTCTCACAGCACTAATGCGGAATTTACGCGATACGAAAATGAAGGGACGAATGATAGCTGAACCCTGAGTACCTAGAACATACGGTACAATTGTCGGGTTACGTTCATTGTTCATCGCTGACATAATTTTATGCCCCCACTGTGGTAATGATTTCGGCCGTGCGAGGGTGACCGGAATCGACTTTTGCGTGAAGGGACTTAATCGCATAGCACTGATTTGAAGTGAGTACCCACTCGCGGTGCAGAAGGTCATAATCAATTTCGATTTCGATTTCCTGCTTCATATGCAGACCGTAAGCGTTCGCTTTGTGCATGAAGGGACGAATGATAGCTGAACCCTGAGTACCTAGATCATACGGTACAATTGTCGGGTTACGTTCATTGCTCATCGCTGACATAATTTTATGCCCCCACTGTGGTAATGATTTCGGCCGTGCGAAGGTCACCGGAATTGACTTTTGCATGAAGGGACTTAACCGCATACCACTGATTTGCAGTGAATACCCATTCGCGGTGCAGAATGTCATAATCAGTTTCGATTTCGATTTCCTGTTTCATATGCAGACCATACGCATTCGCTTTGTGCATGAAGGCACGATAGGTAGGTCTTCCATCGACAACGCTTGACGCAGGAATGCGGTCATTAACAATAACGATCATCCCAAGAATTCGCCCGATTGAACCTTCCACATAGAAGTCATTCTCAGCCTTCAGAGCTGCGAACTGATCATCACGAAGCAAATCAAGATATTGCCGTGAATGCATATGGATGAAGCCAGCTTCGTTCTGGCGGTCACCGAATGCCATGATTTTTGCTTCTGCAATTCTCTTAACAGTCATCACCTGAGCGGCAAGAGTTGGCGTAAACCCGTTAATAAAATTCCCTACTCCAGAGAATTCATTGAGAAGGTCGGTGTCTACCTTCTCGGCCATTCGGCGACCAAGCTGCATGGACACTTCTTCAATAATCCTGTCGGTAGAAGCTGCCGACTTCTTAAATGCTTTCTTCTTGATACCAACAGCTTTTCCGACTTCTTTTACTGTTGCTGTAAAAGAATCATCGGCAATGGAATCGACCTGCAACCCTTCAGTTTCCAGTGGCTCTTCAGCATCACCAATGGGCGTAAAGTACGGGAAGGTAACAGTAAGGCCGGGTGATGTCTGCAGTGTATTGTCGCGGTATGCGGTCGCACCGAACACCAGTTTTTCGTTAAAAAAGGCCGTGATGTGGTCCTGCCACACTCTTGGTTCGTACTGAAAATCCACGGATTGAGTTGCTGTCATGTATTATTACCTCTTTTGGGCCTTGCTCTTGGAAGCC